GCCTGACCTCCTCAACAGACAGCAATGTGCCATCTTTGCGTGCAATAGATGTCCATCCATCAGCCACCCTATAAGGGCTAACAAAGTTCCAGTGAAACTTGTCGGCAGTCTCAATTGCCATCTTGAGATTTGCCTGCTGCGCTGATTTGAGAAGAACATCATCATCTATCAAAAAGCCCCTTATCGTATCTTTCTCGTAAGCCGCCTTCAAATCCTTGAAGTTGCCGGCTCTTACGAAGGCATAACCAACACCTTGAAATTGGCCGTAAACTGGCGATCTTTTCATTTCCCACAGGACATTCCATAAAGTTACGATTGTTTCAGCTACAGCGCCTCGATGATCTCTAGTCCCGCAAATTACAACGACTTCAATCTCTCCCTTATTATTTACTGGTTGTGTTTTAAGCGGCATCCTTCCTCTCCTCGTTTAACTTGAAGGATGGGAGAGCCTGCGAAACTCCCCCATCCCTTGAAACACAGGTAGCTCGGTATTAATAACCTGCGTTTCGGGCCCTTGTAAGAACTCCCTCATTGTAAACGTTTGTCCCTTTGTAGCCACGTCCAGCAACACGGCACACTACGAAAGGAACGACATCTCCAGTGGCGGAGCCAGCAGTCGTAGAACCGCGCATACGAATGATCTCACCCTGCTTTACTGCTCCATTGTCGCCTCCCATTTTCTTTGAGAGGATTGAGCCAGCAGCAAAGGCAAAAGTCGTAGCTGCAGCAACAGTTCCACCTCCAGGGTTCGTTCCATCTCCAGCGTACCAACCGTTAGAGTTATTGCAAAGGACGAGGCGCTCGAGGACTGTTTCAGTCCCTGCAGCGTCGACCTTACAAAGCACAAAGCCGGTGGCAGTGGTGATCGTGTTCCCTAGAGTGACTGCGATCAGAACTCCAAATTCCTCAATATCCAAATCTGCTGGAGCAACATATTCGACCTTGCCTGTAGAAGTCACTTCTTCGGCGAGGGAGTTGGATGCAGTCGTCAGCGGATTAGGAATGAACATGTGATTGTCACCAAAACTCATTACTTTCTCCTTTCTCCTCTGTTAGACAGCGGCTAGTTTAGCTGGCGCACCAACAAATACTATGTCATCTGCGGTAACAGTAATTCCAAGGTCTGACAAGCAAAATGAAATGACCGCTGCAAGTAGGTCGGACTGGATAGTCGCTTCGTTACTTGCAAAGGTTGGAGTGAACTCCATGTTTTTGCTAACATTAGTTCCCTTCACTTGCACTCTGTACCAGACGGAATTAGTGCTAATCGAAGAGACAGTAACAAATGCAGCTGATGCCATAAACTAACCACCTTCCGATCACGCAGAGGTAAATCTGATGATGTGTTCCTCGCCGTCAGTGACGTAGTCCCACGGCTTCTTGAACCCAAGGATGGCGTACCAAGCTAGACCTTTATCACGGCCATACTTGACCGCGAGCTTGTACCGCAGCTCTTCTTTAAGAGCCACTCCCTCAACGACTGAATCGTCTCCAAGGAGGAGAGCTTCCCCGATGGCGTTAGTACCCTTTGAGTTGCTAAGAGCATCAGAGTTATCAGTAACAACAAAACGACACCCGTAGACAGTCTCCTCCATGATCTCACCATTGAAGAGCTTGCGCGGGTATGCAAACTTTGCTGCTTCCTGGAACTCAGGATCGTCGAACAGGCCTCGTTTAGCCTTGACTGAGAGGATGACAACATATTTCCCGTCAGGGAACTTAGGAATAATCTTTCCCGTATTCCCACTGCCAAAGAGCCCTGTTTCGGCTGCATCAACCATCTCCTTAAGATGGAAGTAGTTGAAGTTGGTTGTCGCAGTTGTTGAGGCCGTACCATCAACGTCCCAGGTCTGCGTAGCAGCACCAGTGGCAATGTAGCACAACTTCGATGTTTTCATCTCAGTTGCAACTGCAAGGTCAAGGACCTGCTTCTCGTCGTTCAGGACAACCTTCTGAACAGGTTGGTTAGGGTTGAACTCAGAAAGAGTTTCCAACTTGCCAGTCCACGGGATAGAATTACCCCACTCAGTCACTTGGAGGTTATCCTTCGTGATTGAGAACTTAGTCTCAGGAATATCCTGAAACTCACCAATTTGGCCGCCTTGGGTGACTGCCATCGAAATCTTATCGAAGTCGATGCTCTCACCCCTCTGCTTGCCAAAACCAGGCTCAGGACGTGTAAACTGACGGAACACGTACTGCGCGGTATTGACGTAGCGGAGTTTAGAGCTAAGCGGCTTATTGGCTAGGTATCCCCCATCAGAGGATACAGTCCAATTTTGCCCAGGCATCTTTTATTACTCCTTTAGGTTTTAATCCCAAAGCGAGCAGAAAGGTCCTTGTTACGTTCAGAGATATATTCCATTAGCTCCTTTTCCTCCTCATCCTGTGAACCAGGAGGTACAGTAGAGCCTAATGGGACTTGTCCACCAGGACCACCAGCCCCTCTTGGAGATTCGACGAAGTTTCCTCCAGCAGGTGGTGGGTTGTTGTTGCCTTGATTGCCGCGGACTTCAGCTAGATAACGCTTTGTCATCTGAGCAGCGTCAGATAGGCGTTCAGAATATCCCTTTGAGGGATCAGTTTCGTTCATGAACGCTCTAACGATTCGTTCGTGAGGTACCAGATCGGGATTCTGGCGCTTGAACTCGGAGACGACCATAGCGTTAGTAACGACGTTCTCAACAACGCCCGCGACCTGACGCAAGATGCGAGCATCACGCGCTTGGAGAACCTGCCCAGGATTCACTATGAAAGCGGCAGGGTCAACATAGTCTGGATCGTTGTTAGGAGCGCGGCCATAGTCATTGCCACCTCGTCCCCCCGTCCCTACTGGTGCATAACCACCACGATTATCCATTGGAGGTTGATTTCCTCCAGAGACGACATGCTCTAAGACACGAGTCACCTTTGCCAGGTCCTCTCTGGTCTTATGGAAGGCTTGTTCCATGCCAAAGATGCCCTGTTCAACGGCGTCCTCAATCGTTTCATACTTGCCAGCGATCAATCTCTTGGCTTGACCACCATCACTACCGACTGGAGTTGTGCCACCCTGCGCATCTGGGGCTCCGGCGGCCGGAGGCGTCCCAGGATTTCCTGCTTGTGCCATGATTTCCCTTTCCTTACTTTGGAGTTACGCCATATTTGACCTGAAATTTGCTCAGGTTAGCTACCATGTCATCATAAGTTTCCTGAGCTTCGTCTTTCAGGGTTTGTGCCGAGTTCGGGTCATTAAGGATGGCGCTACACTTATCCATAATGGCCTTGAAATGATCCACTATATGTTGCCGCATAGCATCTTGATGCGGTCTAACATCATGCGGATCGTGAGCAGCGGCTGATTGGCCATGAGCTGCGGTTGTTTGATCCTGAGGCTTATCTTTTGCTGTTGGATCTTTTTGATCTGCCATTTTATACTCCTTAATTGGTTGAATCTATGCCAGTATGGCACCATTGCCCTATTTCATGGCCTTGGGAGACGTTCATTTTATGTTGAAGATCCCCCTTTTCCAGATATAGGGTCATATTTACTGTCGTATCACTATTTTCTTGGGTTATCAAGGCTGGACAGTAGCAAGAATCGAACTTTTTGTATAAAACTATCAGCCCTGAGAGCCCCTTATGCTCCATTTTGGCCTCCTTTCGATAACAAGGTGGACTGTAAGACCTCCCAACTCCTCCTACCACGCTCTCGAGAGATCAAAATATCCTTACGCATGCGCCAAACCTCAGTGATCTTTGCTCTAAGGTCAAGAAGAGGACCAAGCTCGGGGGCGCAGGCAGAAAATTGGTCGAGGAGTTGACCCAATCTTCTCTCGATCATTGGATCGAGGGCACGCAGCACCGTATCTGCGGAGGCCCCAAGCTCGGCCTCGTTGTAAAGTTTCTCCGTTGCCTCAATTCTAGCCGAGATTGGACGGATTTTATCGCTTTCGGTAGCCATTAGCGAGGTCCTCTTTCGCTTTTTTACTGGCCCTGAAAGGCAATCCTTTCTCAGGTGTTGATGCAAAGTCATGAAACTGCTCTTTGGTCATGTTAGGGCAGTTCGCAGGGGGATGATCTGCGTGCTCACACATGCCCATGAAGCGACGTTGAACTTTACTAACAGATGGCATATTTTCTCCTCCTTAAAGAAGTGCTCTTACCAAACAATCTTTAGCTTCTAGAAGCTTCCTTAAGCCAGCCGATTTCTCCGCGCAGTCTGGCAAGGAGTTATCCATCTGCTTGGCTAGTTCTCCTATAGGCTTACTAATCGCTTGCAATTTCTCAGGTAGATGTGAATATTCAAAGTATTTCATGATTGGTGAGGGCATTATCTTTTATCCTCCGCGTTATTTCGGTCGTCAATATGAAGATGATCTCCTTCATCAAGAGTCCACAGTCCTCGCTCGGCACATAGACGGAGAACTTTGGGCTTGTTGAGGCCAGGGTCGTCCAGCACGAGGTCAGCAGCCTTAAATCCAAGATGTTGAGAGTTAGAAGCTCCACCAACCAGTTTGTTGTGGCCAACAGTTCTATGTGTTGAGGAGATGGAGCCATTGAAGTTACGACATAGATCGAACATGAATTGATGAAAGGTGTATTCAGTCATAAAATATCCCTAAGCCGTCTGGTGGAGTGGGTGGTGAGGCTGGGACTGAACGCCACCGACAAGCTCCAACGTCCATCTTGATTGCTTCATCTGAACTTGGAAGCCATCCCTCGATACAGAAAGGAGGTCCAGCCCACCTAATGGGATTGTCAGTACCAGTTCCCCACTCCCAGATTTCAGTGACAGTTCCAAATTCTGGGTCTGTTTCTTGTCCGACGACAATTGCACAAGGTCCATAAGCTCCAGTGGAAATCTCTTCCTTACAGTATGCGCTTGGACTGACTCCATCTAATTGACTGAATAAAATCCACCCTACAAGCAAAAAGATCATTGCTGTTGCGGTGGAGGCTGTAACAAGTTACGCCCTTGATTCCTGGCCATCATAAATCTAAGAGCTCCTAAGAGCTGTTGTTGTAAGGGGCCACCTTGCATTGGCGGCTGTCCGGTAACCGGACGTGGTGGAGGCATTGGTGCGCCACCTCTCATAGGAGGCCTCATAGGGCCATTGTTGACGGGCCGTGAATACTGTGGATTGCCTCCTCGCGCAACTGGATTATTTCTGGCTCCTCCCATGCGAGCTCCCTCCATAGCATTTCTCTGCTCCATACCAGGAGGGGCGCCTGGCGGGATCATGGGAGGCTGGGGCACCGCGCCGGGCTGCGGTGTAGTTACTGCCGCCTGTGCTGGATTTATTAGGAGTTTGGAAGGATCCCAACCTAAAGGCATGAGAACTTCCTCCAACGTAGCGTCTGGATTTAGACGCTCAACAAATCCTGGCAAGTAACTCAGCAGTTGGAGAATCTCCTTGAGCTCCCCGATTCGTTGCTGGCGTTCAATCATCAGGCTTAAGCCCCTCATCTTGAATGAGAAGTCCCCAACCATGACTGAATAACGCTCGGCAGGCTGCATACCTTGAAGCATAACGGCGATATTAGGATAGTTATCCATAAGACGAGGGATCGTATAGTCCTCGTGAAACTGATAGATAACCCTTGTCGCCATGTCGAGGGTTGGCTCGATGAGAGTGACTTCAAGATTTCTGGCTGACTCATCAAGTCCTTCGAGTGCAGATTGAGTTTTAATGTTGACTTCGCCAAGTGTTCGATCTCCCTTCCCGCCCTGGCCGGCGACCCACTCATTAATGTAAGAGCCCTCAGCGTAGTACTTCTCAAACAAACTTATCATGCTCATCGCTTCTTGAGGAACTTTGCCAACATCGACTGTCTGAACAAGTTGTTCATTTGGAGAAGCTGCAGAGCCTGACTTACGTATAAACACTTTGCCAGGATATAAACCCTGCCTTGCCTCAGAGGGATCATCGAGCTGGTCAATATCCACTGAGAACGCTTTGAGGGCATCGTAAAGCGCGCCATCTGCAATGAGATTAGCCATCTCGGTGATGGCGGTCGCCAACTCCATAACGTCCTCAACCATTCCGCGATGATAGGTCGAGAAGGGTACCTTATAAGGAGTTCCAAGAACATATGGTGGATCCTTATGGAAAAAAGGGTTATCCCTGGCCTTACGGATGAGGATATCCTGATTTGCGAGAGTAAACGACGCATCACACTTAACCAGTTTTCCTTGTACATCGTAGATGTCCCCCCAGAAGTGCCACAAATCTACTGGACGGAGATACGTCGTGGTGGCCGGCGCGCCTTCTTTAGTGATCTGCGGCGTAGTATCTTCTTGAATCGTAGTGGCAGAGGAGAGCTTGTCACGGAGGCGCGTGACTGCCTCCTTGTCATAAATGCCCTCATCTGCCAAAGACTCAATTTCATTCAAAGTAGCTTGATCGCGCTCAATTGACATTCTATTACGAGTTCCAGGAACAATCCAATAGTTATCAGGATTGACGCAGGCAACGCCTAACTTTCCCTTCTCATATTTTGCCAAGGATGCTTCACGAATCTCCTTGACAGACTTCCCTGTTGGCACACCAAACTCATATGTATATTCTTCCTTCTGAGTGATGTTGAGTTCTGGTCTGAAATCCCTTGTGCGCATCCACCAGATTTTGAGGATGGATTCAGAGGTTATCAGACCGACTTTGAATGCATCAACTAGGGACTCGATGACGGCGGACTGATCAAAGTGATAGTCCGTCAGCAACATGGTGAATCTTCCCTTAGTTCTGCCCATCCTACTTTCAGCTTGAATGCCGTAGAATGGGTTCATCCTCAGAAGGGTTTTTCGGAAGAGGGCTACTGCCTTGTCAACGGCTGCTCTAACTTTTGGTATAGGAGCTCGGTGCTGCCACCAGGCTTTGTCTGACCAGTCGTACTCGTTATTATAAAGCGCCCAACACCTTCGACGTACCTCCACTCTAGGTGCGGCGAGTTTCTTAGCTTCCTCCAACATAGCACTAAAAAAGCGCTTGAGATTATACTCACTGAGAGCATCAGCAATATCTTCGGAGTTGTAGATCGGGACGCCACTTTCCCTATCGGAGAATCCCAAAGCCGCAGAATCCCATGGCTTAGAGTCATCCTTGACCTTGCCATTAACGTAGCCTCCTCGAGGATTTGCTTCGTGATAGTTGGCTGGTTTACCTGCCATATGTTCCTTCCACTTGAGGAATAGGTGATGGAGTACGGCCGCCAAATCTTGGTTCGACGGGCTTGACCGTGGCAAGGTTGACCTTCATATCAACAGTGCGAACCTTTGAGCAGAGATATTGCAAGGCATCATGGATATGAGAGAAGATATTCTTCTCTGGTTTGGTCTTTAAGGTTCCTTGGAGGTAGGCGTACATGTATCCTCCGTTGAAGCCTTTGACCAACATCTCACACGACGGATCAACAAGGAGAGCCGGTTGGCCTTTGACATTCTCCTTAAGGAAGTCGATGACCGCAGTTCGACGAGCAACAGGCGCGTTAGCTCCAAGATATATCTTCTTCGCACGAAGGGGTTTTCTGGCAAGGAGCTGAGTATATGTTCTGCCATCCGTCCCAACTCTATTCTTTCCTGTAGGGTCAACGAACTCAACGAATCTAGCGTTAGGAAACCATTCAGCGCTGAGGCGATCGACTTCATACATGAACCTCTCGGTATCGATGTCCTCACCAATACATTCCCTAATCACAATAAGACGAGAGTGTGGGAAAAGCTGGCAGAAGATACAAGCTGGATAGAGTCCGAAGTCCCAGCCCCTTCCGATGGCGAGGTTAGGGTTCCATCCCAAGGAGGTCTTTGAGACGTGGAAATCGTGACTCCATTCATCCTGATAGACGGCCCTGCCATTCAGAGCCTCCCACACTAGCTCGTACTCACGCAACCAGTTGGCAGTGTCCATACCGGCGCGAGTCTTTTCCTCCCATTCCTTCAACCGCTTCTTAGGATCAGCGCTTCTGTGAAGGCGGATGACGAAAAACCTGTTGATGGGGTTCTCCCAACATTTCAGGCCCGTCATTATCTCATCAACGTTGATAGCCTCAGGCAATTCCTCGCGGACTGTCCCAAGAGCCTCAACAGATGAGGGAAGGTCTAAGGAGGTGATTTTCATTGAATCTTATTTCAGTGGAACAGCTGCCAGGACAAGCAGTCCAACTGACAAGATAATGACTGGAACGAATGAGGGGCATTTGCCCAGGGCTTCCATAATGGAAGTTATCAAGGCAGCAACGGCGAACAGTAATAGAACTGTAAGAGCCATAAATCCTCCTAAACTATTGTCTAAGGTGACACCCATCAGTGAAATTGATCCCACTCAATGATTGTCCTTTCGGGAAGATGAGCCATGTAGTTGCGCCTATTGGCGGCGGGCCATTGGCAGTTATACAACCTACGACGACCATGCCAACAGATTCGTAAGCTGCGATCTCTTCTTTGGATAACTTATCCCCACGACGGAGAGCATCAGTGAACAATATGCCAGTACATCCAGTCATCATACTAATCACCAACAATAGCCCGCCAATCAGCAGACTGTTGAGTATGTGCTCTTTGATCAACGGACTTGATCGAAGCATAGTTCTTTGAAGAATCCTTCCTTTGGTGATGATACGAGGGTTACCTTTCCACCACCATCAATAGTTGGTTTAGCTGCCATAAACGTTTCTCGCGCTCGTTCCCAGTGTGCGAACTCATCAAAGAAAAGAGCTGACGCTGTATATTGAGCAAGCTGGCGAGCTCCTTGTGCGACACCGAGTATGTAATTGTTGAGTCCTGGCACTTCAAAGTGGCAGTACGTTCGCTTAGCAACGGGTTTAAGCATAACGTCATCAGGTATGTGATTGTAGATGAACTCAACTCTGTCAATGAGCTCGTCACTTTTCTCCTCCTTATCAGAGACGAAGAAGACAGATCGACCCTCAAGGAATAAGACCATCCAAAGATGGAGATAGATGAAGAGCCAGGAAATCATCATACGCCTTGATTTGAAGAGGGAGATGAGATCACGAGAGAGCCATTGCTCAGTTATCCATTTGTTCCACTTGGTATCAGGGAAGGGCTTTACGGGATTTAGTTTGTCAGCTTCATCTAAGGTCCAGATATGGCCGTCCTCAATCATGGCCCAGGGATTATTGAAGTAGGTTTCCATGTTACGGCTGATCTGTTCAGCCTTATTGATCCCATCCTCATAGCGCCCTGTTTCAGGGACGCCCTTAAACTGAGGGTGATGATCTGAGGGGCGGAGGGCTGGTTTGATCACGCCCTGATGCCTCTCGTAGTCCTGCTTCCCTAATATATCAGCTAAGCCACCCATCTGAGATCTTTAACCTCTTTGCCCGCTGTTCGCGTAGTTGTCTAATAACTCCGCGACCCTTTCCGTGTCTTCCCCATACGATCTTCTTTTCGGTCTGCCTTGCTTGACTTTGAGCGTTCTTTCTTTTCTGAGTCTTTTTGCTCTTTTGACTGCTTCTTCGACTTGGTTGGCTTCATAAGTATCCTCCACTAATAGATCAAAATGACGTGCGCCAATGGCATCAAGGCAAGATATCCGACCCATCACCCAAATCAATCTCAGGTAGGGCTGGTCCTCCACCATCCCCTGCAATGGAGGTGGCTTCGCGTTTGCGCTTGTTAAGTTCTCGTATGACGTCTTCACCTGTAACGATTCCAAGGATTTTCCTTTCTACCTTAGAATAGCCAGCAGTATCCAAAATACGCTCTGCACATTGCTTCTGGAGGAACTCAGAGCGAGATGATCTCATGAGAGTTTTGATCTTATCTAAGGCTTCGTTGGCCATAGAGTCAGCACGGGAGACGATGGTATAGTCAGCACGAGATTCCATCTTTGCGAGCTCTTCTCGAAAGAGCTTGGAGGTTGCAACTAGCATGACCGTTTGCTTATGGATGCCCATAGCATCGGCAATGTCCTGGTAGGATGAGCCCTCAAAAACGCGCCTCAGAATCTCACGATGACGAGGCTTTAGGACATCTGGTTCCCATCGCCCCTCGCCGTATTTAGTGGCATTCTCAGCCTCGGCCAATTGAGGGGCGGGGGCGTTATTATCAGTAATGAGATTGTCAAGTTCGTTGCTGTCCGGGATCCGGACAACCTGTGTCTTGGGCTCGTGCCCCGCGACTGGCATATTGTCAGGATGGAATGGATCGGAGGCGTTGAGATTTTCCATTGTGACCCGCAATGTATCATAGATCGGCCTTAATGTCAATAGCTATTCAGCTCACATCTCAGCCCATAAGCTCACACAGTGGATTTTTGTAGGTGTGAATCTGGGACTCCCCCACCCCCCTCCCCGCAAAAATCGTGCCACCTACCCCCAGGGTAGGGGCCGGTCATCTAGGGAAGTTAGTGGTCGTCCTTGGAAGTTGGTGGAGTTTGAATGTAAGTTAGTGGTTGTTCTACATCCCTAATGTCATTCCATGTCACTTTGCCATCCTTTGCCACCCTTTGACACCCCTCTTGGCACTTTGCCACCCTTTGACACATTGGCCTGTCAAACCTGTCCGCTCATTGGACATCCAGGCCCAACGCGGTCAGTTGCTCACCCATAACTACGGCACGCATCGTGCTATATACATGGTTGTGCGCGGACAATAACTCAAGAGTTCTCGCACTTGGCATGGAATCTGCCTTCCTTGCCGGAACCAAGTTGCGTAAATCCTTAAACGGATGAATGGTGACGCCCTACGCGTAAAAGCCAACTTTGTTCCATGCCAACTGTCATCCCTAAATCATGGTGGTTGG